ACGAAGGAAACATTCGTCCTATCGCTAAAGATGCAGATCTGTTTACGATTAAAATGGCAGTTGAAGTTGCCGCAAATGCAACGGTTGATCAGAAAGCCAAAGCATTTATCAGAGCAGCTGTAAAATCCAGAAAATCATACAAAGGATCTGGCAACCCGTCCCTGTTCACTACAGAAGACATGCTTACAGATTGCTTGCTGTTAGAAGACACCACCGGCAGAGTAATCTATGATTCCATTGACAAATTAGCAACAGCCCTTCGCGTAAAAGAAATCATCACTGCCCCCGTAATGGAAGGTCAGACAAGAACTGTTGGTGAGGCTGAACTGCCGTTGATGGGTGTTATCGTTAACCTTGATGACTACAATGTCGGTGCCGACAAAGGTGGCGCAGTTAACATGTTCGATGATTTCGATATCGACTACAATGCTCAAAAGTACTTGATCGAAACACGTTGCTCTGGCGCGTTAACCAAACCTTACTCGGCAATTGCATTGGAACTGGTTGTCCAATAGAAGGAATAATTCAAAATGGCAAAATTTTATGGGAAAATCGGCTATGCTATAGCCACTGAAACAGCCGAAGGTGTTTGGGAGGACGTGATTACTACCCGTGAGTATTATGGGGACCTAATTAGGAATACTAGAAAGCTACAACCATCTAGTAACCTCAACGATAATATCAACGTTGCGAATGAGATTAGCATCATAGCCGACCCATTTGCCAATGAGAATTTCTTCTCAATGCGTTATGTAGAATATATGAACGCAAAATGGAAAGTTTCAGATGTTGTTGTACAATTTCCAAGGCTTATTTTATCTCTGGGAGGACTATATAATGAGTGATAGACTTGAATTGCATGAATTATTATGCACAATACTCGGGTCCAGAAATGTATATTTCCAACCCCCAGATAATCTACAAATGGTTTATCCAGCAATTGTATACGATATTTCCAACAGAGAATCGGAACATGCTGATGATATTCCTTATATTCATAGAAAACAATACACGCTAATTATCATAGACAAAAATCCGGATAGTTTAATACCGGATAAGATTGGAGTATTGCCTACGGCTTCATTTAAGAGGTCCTATAAAGCTAATAATCTTAATCATAATGTCTATGCCCTATATTATTAAGGAGGATTTAGTTTATGAGTAAGATTGCATGGGATGTTGCCGGCGAACGTTTCTTCGAGACCGGTGTTAAGAATGGGGTTTTATACCCTAGAAATATTAGTGGTTTATACCCTCTTGGTGTTGCCTGGAACGGTTTAACAGCTGTCACAGAAAGTCCTTCTGGCGCGGAAGCGACTCCGATTTATGCTGATGATACAAAATATCTCAACCTGATCTCCACTGAAGAATTTGGTGCAACGATCGAAGCCTACACCTATCCTGATGAGTTTGCTATTTGTGATGGCTCCGAAATGCTCATTCCTGGCATGGCTATTGGTCAACAAAAGAGGACTTCTTTCGGCTTATCTTACCGCACAACAATCGGTAACGATATTGATAGCGAAATTGGTTATAAATTACACCTTATTTACGGCGCAATTGCAGCTCCTTCTGAGAAGGCTTATGGTACGATCAACGACTCGCCTGAAGCTATCACTTTCTCATGGGAAGTATCCACTACTCCGGTAGAAGTTACCGGCTTTAAACCAACCTCGTCTGTTGTAATTGATTCAACTCAATTCACAACAGAGCAAATGACTGCTCTCGAAACAATTCTGTATGGAGCTGTCGGTGTTGATGCTCGCCTTCCTCTGCCTGACGAAGTATATTCATTACTTGGTGGAGCACTGCCTTCTGCTGTAGCATTGTCTACGATCGTTCCTGCTGATGCAGCTACTGGCGTTGCTACTAACGCAGCTATCGTAATCACATTCAACAACAAGATTCTTGAAGAAGCAATCTCTGTCATGACTGCGGCTGGAGCACTTGTTGCCATTACCAAATCATGGGATGCTACTGGTAAGATTCTCACGATCGCACATGCATCCGCATTTGCTGGAACTACTCTGCACCTGGTCACGGTTGCTGGTGTCATTGACATCTACAACCAAGCTCTCGCAACAACTGTTAAGAAATTCACAACAGTATAATAAATTAATTCAAAATGCCCTTCTTTACCACTGAGTAGAGGAGGGCTTTTATTTTAAAGGAGAAGAATTTATGCTTAAGAAAACTATGACATACACCGATTTCGATGGAAATGAAAGAACTGAAGATTTCTATTTCAATTTAACAAAAGCCGAATTAACTGAAATGGAAATGTCTGAAAGTGGTGGTTTAATAAAGACCATTAATAAAATTGTATCAGCTCAAGACACAAAGCGAATTATTGAGATCTTTAAAGATCTTATCCTTAGATCATTTGGTGAAAAATCACTTGATGGAAAAAGATTTATTAAGAACGATGAGATTCGTGATGCTTTTGCGCAAACAGAAGCATATAGCGATTTGTTTATGGAGCTGGCAATGAACTCGGATTCGGCAGCAGCTTTTATAAATGGAATCACGCCTGTTGTAAAGTAACAGAAATAAACTATAAAGGAGCAAATAATGAATCAATTAACGAATGTTGAAAAGCTTGTATTTAACAACCTATCTCAACGTGTGAATAAAGATATTATGCTCGGTGATAAATTATTTGAAATCATCGGTCTTGTCGGCGAAACTGGAACCCCAGTAAATGCGGTTGCCGCAACCGAAACATTAACTCTCACAGGAGTTGTTAAAGATGGCGAAACCGTAACTATTGGATCCGATGTCTATGAATTCCTATCAGATGTTGCCCAAACAAAGACTGTCAGCACAAATATCCCAGTTGATATTATAGCGACAACCGTTAAAGCATCCAGAGTACTTACTATGGACACGCAACCGTTATCGGGAGATACAATAACAATCGGAACCAAAACTTATATCTTCGTGCCGGTTGGTACTGCCAATGTTGATGGAGAAGTTCAGATCGGTGCTGATTTGCCAGGAGCAAAAGTCAATCTTGTTGCAGCCATTAATGGAACTGATGGGGTTTGTACTCCTCATCCGCTGGTAACTGCGGCGGCATTTGTCGCTAATGCATGTACGATTACCGCATTAGTTGGTGGAACGGTTGGTAATGCGATCGCTACAACTGAAACATTTACGGCAGGTACAAACATCTTCGCTGGAGTAACGCTTGCTTCTGGAGCAGACTGTTCGGCCGCAAACGCCGTCACTGCATTTGTCGCAAAAGTTGCGGCCTCTGATACACAAGGTGTCGGCGCAGTTGCTGGTGCTGGAACTACTGTAGTTCTAACGGCAGACGTTGCTGGAATTATCGGCAATGATATTCAACTGGATGTTGACATGGCTAATGCCACATTCTCAGAAGGCTCTTCTGAAATGAGTGGTGGAATTGACGGCACTGTTGCTGTTGGTACTAAATTCCTCATGGATTCATCTTATCTTTATGTGTGCCTCGCAGGTAATACGACTGCTGACGATAACTGGCGCCGTGTTGCTATTGGCACAGCCTACTAATTAATTCTCACTTTTGAAAGGGGACTAGAAATGCTAACGATCACGATTCCAGCAATCGAATTATACGACGACGACAAACAAGAGTTTGTTTCATCTAAAGCGTACACTTTACAACTAGAGCATTCTCTAGTCGCCATTTCAAAATGGGAATCAAAATGGTGTATTCCATTCCTATCTAAAAATGATAAAACATTTGACGAGACGATTGACTACATCAAATGTATGACAATTACACAGAATGTTGATCCTGCCATATATAACACATTATCTCACAATATTGTCAATCAAGTTAGTGATTATATCAAAGCTCCGATGACTGCCACAACGATAACATCGGTAAGTAAAACCCATGGCAAAGAAATAATTACTGCAGAGATACTGTATTACTATATGGTGGCTTTGAATATTCCGTTTGAATGTCAGAAATGGCATTTGAATAGATTGTTAACATTAATAAGTGTGTGTAATTTAAAAACCAACCCTCCTAAAAAGATGGGTAAGAATGATATAATAAACCGCAATAAAGAATTGAATGCCGCCAGGAGAAATATGACAAATAGCAAAGGCTAATGGGAGGAACGTATGATTAGTTTTAAACATAAAGGCAGCTTTAAAAATACCGAAAGATTCTTCATAAAAGCTCCAAATCTAACATACTCGACACTTCTCGATAAATACGGAGCAGAAGGAGTCGCCGCATTATCCGCCGCAACCCCCAAAGATTCTGGCGAAACAGCATTGGCTTGGAGTTATAACATAACTCATATGAAAAACAGATCGATATTAACATGGACAAACTCCCACATGGCAGGAGCCACCTCAGTCGCTATCCTATTACAATACGGGCATGCTACGGGTAATGGGAGCTTTGTTACTGGGCACGATTTCATAAATCCTACGCTCAAACCGATATTTGATAAAATAGCAAGCGATGCTTGGAGGGAGGTAACAAACTTATGAGTACCAATATTGACCAACGCATCGTTCAGATGCAATTCGATAATCAACAGTTTGAGAGAGGCGTTCAAACCAGTTTAACATCATTGAATAACCTTAAAAAAGGTTTAAACTTTGATGGTGTTGGTAAAGGTGTTGCTGGAATGGCTTCTGGTATAGATGTGATTGCAAGTAAGTTTTCTGCATTAGGCATCATTGGTGTAACGGCAATACAAAACCTAACCAACAGCGCTATGAATTTTGGAAAGAATTTGGTTAAATCGTTAACTGTAGATCCAGTAAAAGCCGGCCTTAGTGAATACGAAACTAAAATGAACGCCATTCAAACAATACTTACCAACACACAGAGCAAAGGCACCACCCTAACTGATGTAAACTCGGCATTATCTGAATTAAATGAATATTCTGATAAGACAATATACAATTTTGCAGAGATGTCAAGAAATATTGGAACATTTACAGCAGCGGGCGTTGATCTTGATACATCAGTTAAATCTATAAAGGGTATTGCTAACTTAGCAGCTGGTTCTGGTTCAAATGCTCAACAAGCATCGACTGCAATGTATCAACTATCTCAAGCATTAGCAGCAGGATCAGTCAAGTTACAAGACTGGAACTCGGTCGTAAATGCCGGCATGGGCGGTGAGTTATTCCAGAAAGCATTGGAGAAAACGGCCAACAAACTCGGTCAAGGTCGAGATATGTCAGTCTCGTTTAGGGAATCGTTGAAAGATGGATGGATAACTACAGAAGTTCTTACTCAAACATTGCAGGATTTTGCAAATGATCCATCTCTTATTAAAGCGGCAACACAAGTCAAAACATTCACACAGTTATTTGATACCATGAAAGAATCCGTTCAATCTGGTTGGGCTGTGTCATGGGAAAATATAATCGGTAATAAAGATGAGGCGGCCAAAAGTTTAACCGCTATAAATGATGCATTTGGGACTATCGCAGGTTCTTCTGCCGATGCTAGAAATGAAATGCTTAAATTCTGGCATGATAATGGTGGTAGAGATGCCTTAATAGAAGCAATCTCAAATTCCTTTAAAGCGTTGAGTTCTATAATTGGTCCTGTGGTTGATGGTTTTAATGAGATATTTCCGCCAATGACAGGTAAACGTTTGGTCGAGTTATCGGAACGAATCAGAGATATTACCGCTAAATTTAAGTTTAGTGATGAGACTGTTGAGAAGATAAAGGCTACATTTAAAGGATTCTTCGCCATAGCTGGTATCGGTGTACAAATTCTATCAGCTCTTGCCAATAGCTTATTTGGAATTTTAAATTCGCTAATGCCAATGGGTACGAGCTTACTCGATGTCACAAGTTATATAGGCTACTTCTTTATTGGTTTGAATAAAACCCTTAAATCAACAGATGCTATATCGATTTCATTTACGAAAGTGATGGACGTTATAAAAGGAATTGCTTCAGAGATTGGCGGTGTTATTAGTGGCATTTCTTCAGCAATAAGCGCATTCTTGGCGCCGTCTTTCGTAACAGACACAATCAAAATGGCGGATTCCACCGGTGTTGCAACCACTGCTTTTGGTCGGCTAACGGAAAAAGTACGCGGCACCACTGATGGTTTGTTAGAATATAGCAAAAGTATGAGAAGCGCCATCAGCGATAAGTTGGGTGAGCCATTAAAATCCTTGTGGGAAAAATTTAGTGGTGGCAATGATATTCTGATAAAACTTAGAGATAATATCTTAAAGTTTGTAGATGGGATAACCCTAAATGATGTATTGGCATCACTCACAACCGGAGCTTTCGTAGCTTTTATATTACAATTGAAAAGTGTTGCTAAGGCCGGTGGATCATTCCTAGAGAATCTCATAGGCACTTTTGATGGCGCAAAAGGAGCTTTAGATGGTGTCGCAGGACTTTTTGATGGTGTTAAAGATGCATTAAAAGCTTATCAAACAGAGTTGCAGGCTGGTGCATTGCTTAAAATAGCCATTGCCATAGGTATATTATCGGCCGCATTAATTGCCCTATCCTACATTAACCCGGAAAAGATTGGTCCAGCATTAGCCGCAATCACAGTTTTATTTGCGGACATGGTTGGTGCAATGGCTGGTTTTAATAAAGTTGTCGGTAATAAATCTGCCGCAATATCAATAATGATTATATCTGGAGCAATGATAGCGTTGTCCATATCGTTATTAATTTTAGCCGTCGCACTTAAGAAAGTTGCAGATATTGATGCTGGAGATCTTGGGAAAGGCGTAGCCACAATAGGTGCTTTGTCTGGAATTATGGTTGGTATAGCTGCTGGTTTGAAAAAACAACAAGGTCCGATGGTTAAGGCAGCTGTGGCATTACTTCTATTTGGCGCGGCAATCCACGTATTAGTTGGGGCAATTTCTAAAATAGGAAATCTTGAACCAGAAGTGTTGGGCCAGGGGTTAATGGGTCTTATAATGCTTGTTGGAACATTGACATTAATGCTCGCAACAAAACAATTCAAAAGCATAAGTGTGAAGAGTGGTCTTGGTTTAATAGGTATTGCCGCAGCTATGTTAGTCATGGCTACAGCTGTTAAATCATTTGGCGAGATAAAACCCGATGTTATGGAACAAGGTCTTACTGCTCTTGGTACAGTGTTGGTTAGTATGGCAGTATTTTTAGCTCTTGTTGGAGAGCCAAAGAAGCTTATATCAATGGGCGTTGGCATGATCGCAATTGCGGCAGCCATGTTGATATTATCTTCTGCGCTTGGTAAAATGGGAGCCCTTGAACCAGATCAATTAGATAGAGGTTTAAAAGGCATTGGTGTATCGTTGGCGGCAATTGCAATAGCTATGAATTTATTACCTAAAGGAATGCTTGTAAAAGCAATAGGTTTAGCAGTTGTTGCAGGATCGGTTCTATTATTAGCCACATCATTATCAATGCTTGCAAAATTCAAAATGGAAGAAGTTAAGACATCTCTCATAATGTTATCTGGGGCATTACTCGCAATTGTTGTAGCTGTTAATCTTATGAAAGGTGCTATTGCAGGAGCTTTGGCTTTAACTATTGTAGTTGGAGCACTTACCTTACTTGCACCAGTGTTAATGATGTTGGGGTCAATGTCGTTGCCAAGCATAGTTGGGGCATTAATAGCATTGGCTGGAGCATTTGCGATTATTGGCGTTGCTGGATTGTTATTGGCACCAGTAGTAGTTCCGATATTAGCAATAAGTGCCGGTATAGCATTGCTTGGCATTGGGTTTTTAGCAGCCGGTGTTGGTATAACTGCATTTGCAGCCGGTTTGGTGGCATTGGGTGGAGCAGGGGCGGTTGGTGTACAAGTTATAGTTAACTTTGTGTCAGCGGTTCTTAACTTAATCCCATTAGCCGCCCAAAAGCTTGGCGAGGGAGTTGGTATATTGGCACTAGCTATTTTGGAAAATGCCCCAGTATTATTGGTCGCCGTAGCAAGTATATTATATGCACTAGTTCCAATAATAGCGGGAGCAATTCCATCATTGGTCAACGCGTTTATAATCCTGCTAGATTCGATATTAGCATCAATAGCCGCACATCTTCCAAGCATTATTGCTTCTGGATGGAGTATTATAAAAAGCTTTGTTAAAGGTATTGCCGATAATAGTGGCGAGCTAGTCGAGCTTGGAGCGTCTATAGTTGTTAATTTCATTAATGGCTTAGCGACTAAGTTACCGGATTTAATTGATGCGGGCACTAATTTGGTATTGAGCTTTATCGAAGGTTTAGCGGACTCAATTGAAAAGAATACTCCAAGAATGATCGTTGCAGTTAAGAAATTACTTAAAGCATTACTTGGCGCGGCAATGCTCATATTTGGCACAATGGCTACTGACTTTAAAACCGCCGGTTCAAACATTATGCTTAAATTAAAAGATGCTGTATCGGAAAAAATGAAAGAAGTGGTTACAAAGTTTAAGACCGTCCCAACTGAAGCGTTGGCGGGGATTAAAACATTCTTTAAAGACTTCTTCAATGTTGGCGGTTACATGATTGATGGTTTGTTGAAAGGTGTCTCTGGAGCAATTAAGTCTGTTGGTGACGCTGGTAAAAATATTGGCTCGGCATTATTGACATCTTTAAAAAACATACTCGGAGTCCATTCACCTTCAACCGAGGGTAACTGGATAATGAAAATGGTTGCGTTGGGGATGGCTGACGGTGCCGACAAGAACGTTGATAAACCAGTAAATTCCATGGATGCGATGGCTCAAGCCACTATTGATGCGGCTAAGAGTAAATTAAATGTATCCACAGGAGAACAGGTCGGTGCAGATTTCACGGCTGGTGCGGCTAAAGGGGTCGTTAAAGAAGCTCCTAAAGTAGCTGAAGCAGTTAAAACAGCATTTGAAATTGCGGTCGAAGCAATGGATGACAAGAAATACTACAATCAATTGACTCTCGAAGCTGAACTTAAGGGTTGGCAAAAACTACAGGCTGCCTATAAAGAAGGCACTGAAGAACGTAAGAAGGCTGATCGTGAAGTCTATAGAGTCAAAATGGAGTTAATTAAGGCTGAGCAAGATGTTCAAAAGAAGATGTATGATAACTCCACCAAATGGATATCTAATGAAAAGTATTATAATAGATTAAGTTTGAAGGAAGAGTTGGCGGCATGGAAGCGTGTATCGGCAGCTCATAAGGCATATACAGAAGAGCATATCAATGCTGAGAAAGAAGTCTACAGAGTTACTAACGAGATCAAAGCTAAACAAGCCGAGATTGATAAACAATACTATGACGACAGTAAAGCAATTACCGACAAGCTCGATGCGGATATTAAAAGTCTTACTCAAACGTACGACGACGCATTAGCTTCAAGGTCTAAGGCTTTATACGATTCATATGGGTTGTTTGATGAAGTAGCCGATGTTGACGAAGTTGATGGTTCACAACTCATAAAGAATCTTCGTGGCCAAGTAAATGCCTTGGAATATTTCCGTGCAGACATCGAAGAATTGACCTCTAAAGGACTGCCTACAGGATTAATCGATGAGCTTACTGAGATGGGTCCTAAATCCTTAGCTCAAATCGAGGCCCTCACTAAACTGAGTTCTTCAGAGTTGGAGACGTATGCTCATTTATGGAGCGATAAGCACGAAGAAGCTAAGAATCAAGCACTTGTTGAGTTGAGCGATTTGAACGCTGAAACAGGTTCTAAGATTGCCGAGTTACAGAAACAATCTGAGACAGATCTGGAAGAGTATAAAACAGTTTGGTTAACGGCTACTTCAGAGTTATCTGCTAGTGTAGTTAAAGAGATGGAGACCCTCGGTGCGGAAGTCGTCACAACAATTGAAACGCTTAAGACCGAGACTGTTGCCACGGTAACTGATATGGTTGTGCAAATCACAGACGCTGTCAGAAGGCCTGATTGGACCCTCCTTGGCGATAATATTGTATTGGGTATAAGAGATGGTATTCGTAATACAACGCCTCTATTGGTGCAAGAATCGTCTAGAATGGCCCTCTCCGCATTACAAGCAGCTAAAGATGCCCTACTGGTCAAATCCCCTTCTGAGAAGTTCGAAGAAGTTGGCATGTTTATGGATTTGGGATTGGTTAATGGCCTGCAAAAGTATTCCAGTCTAGTTTCTGACGAAGGCGCAAATGTCGGCGATACCGCTATAGATTCTATCAAAAATGCAATAAGCATGATGTACGATCTGATCAATGGTGACTTAGACATGCGTCCTGTAATTCGACCAGTATTAGATTTAACCGATGTATCGAGTGGTCTATCCTCATTCTTTGGGGCTAGACAAACCTTGAACGTTGCAGATGCAAACATTAAAGCCGCCAATATGGTAGCTACATCAACAAGTCAAAATGGAGTAAGTTCTAATACAACAAACTCCACCGACAATAGTTCTATAACGATTAATAATACATACAGCGTCAGAAGTGATGCTGATATTCGTAAGATTAGTCAAGATTTAAAGAATACAATCACTAGATATACCAATGCGAAAGGGGTATTTGTATGATAGGGTCTTTCAGTTTTAATAATGTCGAAAGTAGTGTGTATGACTTAGTATGTAAATCAGTTAAACGACCGCTACTTCCGGCGGTTAAAGTTAATAGAACTGAAATACCTGGAACATCGGGTTCCCACGACACAGACAGCAATGAATATTCATTGAGACCGATAACTATGAAAATTGCTTATATTGGAACATCGTTCGAAGAGTTACGGTCTCGTGCTAGACAAATTGCCGCCTGGTTAAGCACTGGTTACTGGGTGAAGCTAATTATCAACGACGAACCTGATAAATATTATTTAGCTAGGGTGACTAATGAAATTGATTTAGTCGCTCTATGGGGGTCTGGGACGGCTGATATTTCATTTGATTGTCAGCCTTTCGCTTACTCCGTAACGGAAAGTGTTGCCACAACAACTGCCACAGGAGCAAAAACTCTAGAATTTGAACACCCGGGAACACGATTAATTAACTTTAGAAGTCCACAGGGAAGTAAGTCATTGATCACGGTTACTGGCACATGGTCCACAATCACCTTGGCTATGAATGGGTCCAGTTTAACATTTGGTACCGCCGGTTCTGGCTCCACGTTAATAGTTGATAATGTTGAGCTGGAAACTTCAAAAGATTCGGTGAATAGTTTTAGTAACTTAACTGGCGATATCGATAAGTTTCTCCCGATAATTCCAGGAGTGAACGCCTTATCGATTGGTGGTACCGGATTAAACATTTCAATCGAAGTCAAATTCATCCCAATGTGGATATAAGGAGGTTCTTATGAAATTTGATAGTTCAGAATATTTAATTTCTAAAAGAGATATGCTGTTAGAGATAGCGAATAATAGTCAACAATTGGCTGATATTGCGAAGTATACAGATGACTATATATATAATAGACACGTTATTAATAGGATAGTATCTAAAAAAAATAATATTGTGTTTATGGGAGACAGTATAGGTGCTGGAACTGGCGATCCTAATAATTTAGGGTTTATACAGAGACTAAAAAGTAATTTTGATTATTTTTATGGGATTACAAATAGTGTAGTAACTGATATTGATGGTCAATTAAGTACAGGTTGGGCGGCTGTAATTGGAGGGGAGGGTGTTGGGAAGGCCCTTAGATATTCTAATAACTCTTCTAGCATTATTAGACATTGCAAATTCCCATGGGATGCGGCGTACAATGATAAAACAGAAGATAAAGTCAAAGTGATTTATTCTAAAAGACCAGATGGTGGTAATTTTGAAATTGGGTATTGTGATATTAATGAGGCCAACCCAGTGGTATTAGAAACACTGTCGTCACTTGGAGACAAACAAGATGGGATACTATCAAATGAAATTACAATTCCAGCTTCAAAAGTTTGTATGATCAAGCCTATTCTTGATAATAAAGCTTATTTCAATGCTTTTTCATTTACTTCAAAAAATAGTAAATTGTTGTTTGATATATTTGCAATTGGTGGAATGAGCGCAAGTGAATACTCAAACGAAGATTTGCTTACAACTATAAAATGTGGAAATTATAATACTTTTATTTGGCAGTTATTTGCGAATGACGGTACGGGGGAAGGCTATTTTCCTAAGGCCGACTATATTTTAAATGAGGCTAAGAAATTAGGAATGGATATTTTAATCCCTATTGCTTGTGGTTCGAGATTTGTAGAGAGTAATATAGATTGGGATATAGCCAAACAGCAACAGTATACATTAGCTGAAAAATATGACGCTTTGGTTATTGATTATGATATTTTATTTGGTAAATTTACGAGAGCAAGTGCACAAGGCTTGATATCGGACGACGTTCACCCTTCATCGCTAGGACATAATGTAATGTGCAATGTCTTGTGTAATGAGGTATTTAAATTCGACAATGTGTTAAACGAAAATATTACGAATATATATGATAGTAGAGACGACTCACATTCAGGGGTATATTATAATAAAAAAATCAAATTTATGGAACCGGTATTTATTAATGCTGAGTTGTATAAATCCAACAGCGGAGACATTGAAAGCATTAGACCTTATGTTGTAAATAGGCAAATAATCGATGAGGCTCAATTGGGAGATGGTGTCAAGGGCGACATTCAGGTTGTTGGGAATGCTATATTTGTATCAAATGGCGGCGCATACAATCGTCCAACGCTGATTCCTAAAAATTCCAACCCGGATGACATGGCCCCTATGTGGGCACCTACTGCACTGTGGGTAGACGAGAGAGATGGCCGTGAAACGATTTACTACGTAAGACACAAGACAGTTGATGGAACATATACATTTAAGAAATTAGTTTTGGAAAATATAATATAACCAACAATAAATAGCAATTAAAATAGCGGGTTTCAATGGAATATAAAAGAAAGATGAAAAGTGTGATTGCTGAAAATAAGAAATAAAAGAATTTAGTCAACAATAGGGGCAATATTACACACTAAACATCAAACAAGGTAGGTGAGAAAATGATCAAGATATTGGATGGGAGTTTAAACCGTCTAGGAATTATAAAGGCCGTTACATCAGCGTCAAGAGCTGAAGAAATTAATGGTGAAAATACTTTTGACTTTACGGCTATATTAGATAATAAGTTAAAAGATCTGGTTGACGAATCTACCGTATTTGAGATAGGCGATGATTATTTCGATATTGCGTTCTTTAAGAACGAGACAAATGATGATGGAAGTTACTCCATGGATGTTGAAAGTGAACATGTTTCATATCGCTTAAACCGAGAAGAATACAACGTTGAGTATTTCACAGAGACAGGAACCCCATCCTATATTCTTGGAAAGATTCTAGAAGGAACCGGCTTTACTGTCGGAACGGTGGATATAACCAATCAAGTTACCTACTCGGCGCAAGAAGCAAAGAGTCGTAGACAGTTGTTGATGGAGTTTATAGCGTATGTAGATGGTGAAGGATATTTCAATAAATTCTCTATCGGAATCACAAGTCATCGCGGAAGTGCCGTAAGCAAACCCCTTATCAAAGGTAAGAATGTCAGAGTACTTAATCGCACAGTAAATAAACGAGAAAAAGACGTTGATGGAAATCCAGTAAAAAGCTATGTATGCGAGCCATTATATGTTCCTGGCGATAACTATGCTCTCGGAGATAATGTAAGATTAATTCAAAATGAGCTTGGGATTAGTGAAGAACTTCGTATTGTGCGGCTTGAATACAGTCCATATTTTGTAAGCGAAGTTAAGCTCACCTTTGCAAACTACGCGAACACGCTGGCAAGCTCCTTATATCAGATTGAGACAAGCGCTGTCATAAAAGATAAGTTGTATAACGGAGTTAGAATCGGCCCTGAGTATGGGGTGGAGGTTATTAGAAATGATCTTAAAGCTAGGTCGTACAACCGAAGTGATGGCATGGCCTGGCAGTCTGGAGATGGTACCGGCACCTATTGGAAAGATCGACTATATTACGAATATGATTCGGTATTAGACGAGACTATTCTTGTTTATGATGGGAAGTTCAGCACATATTCGATTGAGGCTATCAAGGCTGAGATTGATATTGTGGTCAGTAATACGGTTATAGTTCAGAATCTTTATGCGCAATATGGGCGTATTGCCGATTTGTCGGTCAACGAATTAGACACAAGTTTTAAAAAAATCACAAATTATCTGCTCAAGGATACTAATTTACCAGAGAGCATATCCGATATCAGATATCAACGCCAATACGATGATAGGCGTGAGATTTGGATATGCACGACGGATGGCACTGAGGATGAACCAGTTTTAGGAGCCAATGATACGCCATTATACTGGACGGATGCCACTAAAACTCAAATGCATACCGATGTAACGGATTATCCGGTAAAACAGTGGGTGTATGTAGAAATTTTGAAACAGGAAGAAGGCACAGAATTAGTCAATGGTGTTTACATCCCCTATATAATTTATGGTGCCGGAGATGAAGTAACTGCTCTGTCCGGGAAGATGAAGGAGCAGAAGCTTGAAGACGGCCATTACTGGACGTATTACAAGCGCACATCTGGCGAACCTGTTGTGATCGGTATAACTGACGACGGCCCTGTCGGTATGGGGTCCAGCGGAGGCACCTCTCTGCCCGTAGGGGGAGTCGCAGGGGCTGTGTTAACTAAGATCTCAGATGAGGATGGGGATGTAGAGTGGAAAAACGGATTTATCGCATATAATGTAGATGATGATCCGTCCTATAATACTATAATTATAGATAATGATACAGGAGATATGTCAACCAATGTGGCAATAACAGCACTAGGACCAACGCCTCCTAGTATGCTACCTGCTGACGGGTGTATTGTTGTGTACAACAATAGGATTTATCTACTCGGTAATGGTGTTAGTACGGCAATATGGATATTTGATTTAGAGTTGGGCACATGGTCTAATTCTGGTGTGGTTGGCCGGGCACAATACGTCGCCCAAAGAGCTGTCGTATCCGATGGAAAGTTTTATATTATTGGAGGTGCCACTGGAACAACAGCAACAACTTTGACACAAATGTTCGACCCTGATTTACTCACATTGACTACAAAGTCCGCAATGCAAGACAGTAAATTTTCTGGAGCCATTGGGGAATACGCTGGAAGCATATTTTACATAGGCGGAGGAACCGGAACGAATAGCACCCCAACAGTTAATGTGTACAATATAGTTAGCAATACATGGAGTTATGGCAATGCAATACCGGCTAACAGGTCAGACACACATTTTATGCAACTTGACCATTACGTATATTTAGTAGGAGGGGCTACATATTATAACAACGCAAAACTAACAACTGCATATGTATATGATTTAATAGCACAAACAACGAGTGTGTTAACTGCAATGCCAGATGGTCGTTCCCGGGGGAGCATGCTAGTTTTTGGTAATAAGATGTATGTTTTTTATGGGTCAATGGTAACCGTAAACTACCCTACAAGTGTGGCTGAGTACGATTTCACAACGGCCACATGGAGAACACTGAGCATAAATACCCCAACACCTGGAAATGGTAGTTGTTGTTATCCGATGGGTAGTTACACGCTGTCCGTAGGAGGTTCTACTGGATTAGGAACATCTGTAGGCGTTATTAAATTTACAGCACAAACATGGATACATGCGTTATACAACATATTGGCAGGTGACTTTCTGTACCTATCAGCAGAGTGCTACATACATGATACATCAGGCAAACAACTTCAAGTGATACAGCCTAATGTAAAAACATTAGCGTTGTCTAGTGGTTATTTAATCTCTAACCAACCAACTATAACTGGGATAATAAAAAGGAGTGTTACATAATGTCAAATATCATAAGAAAAGCGGATTTAATAAAGGAATACGGATTAACCCTGGAGCAGGCTGCTATAGTCCTTAACAAAGTCGATCAGGATGATTTACTAAACAAAGAAAAACAAAAATATTCATTTGAAGTGTGGGACGAAGAGAGCAGTATAAACGGAGTTTCAGCAGAGCGTATATTGGCACGGGATGATATTCCTACTAATAAAAATAGAGCCATCCTAAAAATATACAAAGAGGGAATGCTCTTGATGTTTCAACCAACAAACCCTTATTCTGGGGGAAAAGCTCATATTAACATAGAGGACGCCGATGCTGTGGCAAACAAACAAATAGTTCAGATAGCCACAGATGCTGCCTATGCTGTAATTATGGATGCAGTTAAGGATGCGATAGATGAACTTTAGGCAATTGGATGATATTACACACTAAATACAATACAATACAATACAATACAATACAATACAATACAATACAATACAATACAATACAATACAATACAATACAATACAATACAATACAATACAATACAATACAATACAATACAATACATCATGAGAGGTGACAGATGGGAGAGAGATGTGAATTACACGAGGTGACGATGGAACAATTTAAGTCCTTTCAACAAAATCAAATTGAGATTGTAAAGGGCTTACATGAAGTTCGGGAAAGGGTCGTTATCATGGAACAATCAATGGAGTCGGTCAAGCACCGATTAGATGCTCAAGAAGAGCAAACTAAAGCCATATATGAGTTAGCGTATGAGGTCAAAGCATTTGGTCAGAAGCAGGAGCAAATATTGGCTCAACAAGGTGAGATGCTGTCTTTAATGAAAGAGCATGACGGACGTCTAGACAAGCTTGAACGTGCTCCAGGCGACAACATCCTATCCTACTGGAAAATATTCGTTGGGGCAATTATTGCTGGTGCTGGCGGATATATATTTGCCATATGGACGACAAAAGGAACCCCGTAAATTTCATATAACAAAAATGGGCGATCAACCAGCTGAGGAGAATACGTATTTAATACACGGGAGGTAACTAGAGATAAATGAGTAAAATATTACATGGAATTGACGTATCCAAACACAATGGCATAATTGACTGGGGTAAAGTGGAAGATTCTGATATAGACTTCGCAATGCTTCGGGCCGGTTATGGTCAAAATACAGTTGATTTACAGTTTAAGAGAAATGCGGCAGAATGTAATAGGTTGGGTATTCCAATTGGAGTATATTGGTTTAGCTATGCCACTACAGTATTTGAAGTTATTAAAGAAGCAGAGTTCTGTATCAAGACAATCGAAAAATATGATATTCAGTATCCGGTTGTATTTGATCTGGAGTATGACACTGTTAAATATGCTAAATCAAAAGGTGTTATATTGGATAGTATGATGATTAGTGCATTCGCAATGGCGTTCTTACAAGTTATCGAGAATGCTGGATACAAACCAATGTTGTATGCTAATCCAGATTATATCAAGAATATGTTCAAGCTGGCTTTATTGACCAAGTATGATTTATGGTTAGCTCACTACTCAGCTAAACCTTATTGTGAATCAGCCATCTGGCAATATTCGGACAAGGGTGAGATCGCCGGTATATCCGGCAATGTTGATATGAACTACGGATATAAATCATATGTAGAAGCTACTCCTGCTGTGAATAAACTGTCTGTTGAGGCGGTATCAGTTCTGAGCCTACTTAAATTAGATAACGTACACGCATGGACATACTTTCTTGAGCATCTTAGTTCAGCCGAATATATCTCATGGTTAGACGAGCTTATCGTCAAGATCTATAAGAATCGGAAACGGGATGGTGCGGATTGGTTGACCATAATTAAAAGGTCTACTACAGAATACGATGCATGGGCAGTAGCAATCGTACAATCGGTCAAAGTTGGTAAAGGAATGGCGGCGTACATCCCTCAACTGATCGAGAAAGCTAACGATGCTGAATAATACACATGATACCCCATTAACAGAAGATCTATTCTTGTGGGCTATAGACCGAGGGCTTATCAACGCCGATAGTTCTCGTGATAGTCTAACAAGCGAAGAAGCTTCTGCTATTATGTATCGGCTATATCAAATTGTGGATTGAGGAGGATTATCAAAATGAGTAAAGTAACATTAGTTTGGCTAAAGGCTGCCGGAGTTAGAGCCTTAAGAACTATGGCACAAACAGCTATTGGCTTAATGACTGTCGGAATGGCCATGTCGGACATCAATTGGACACAAGTAATATCAGTGTCAGCAGTAGCTGGAGTATATTCTATCTTAACCAGCTTGGCAACCAGCCTTCCTGAAGTGCAAATCGAGAAAACAGACGATAAATAGTGAATTTCAGCACTTTTCAGAAAACCCAACCTCGTATACGGCGTTTTAAGACATTTAAATTAAGAGGGTGAACACTTATATCAAAATGAGGGTTAAATCGCTTAAAAGGGCCTTTAAATGCGTTATACGGGGCATCGGTGAAAATGAGCATTTTAGATGGGGTATTTGACGTGTTTACGCGCTAAATACAACCCATCTTAGTTTTTCCGGTCGCGATTTTTACACGTTGTTATATGAGAGATATTAACTTATTTAAAGGAGGATTTATTATGTTTGAAAATAAGATTATTAAAGGAATTCATGTAACAAGATTTATCATGAGTTGGATTAGAGAAGGTGGTACATTAGATGACATGCGAGGAGACTACTATGATTTTCAGCAATGGCTGGAATCATTAGGACTTTCTGAGAGTGAAGTCAATAATATATTAGAAATATCCAAAAATGGAAAATTGGAACTTGAGATTTCTGCTAAAAACTTTATCAAAAATAAGGTCGGAAAATAAAGTTAAAATTCAAAGATTGAGCTTAGGCTCTTTCTTTTGCGCAGAATATACAAGCCCTTATATGAAACAATAAACTGTTTTAAAAGGAGAGAAATTATGAGCAAAATGTCAAGATTAAATTTGATTGGTAGTACATTTTATTATTCGGGGTTAAGTCAACTCAAACAAGAATGGGTAATTGGTATGGCGGCAAGTGTCGGTTTAATGCAGGGTCTGAAATATAGCGGAAGCGTTAAACGCGGACTTACTGGATCGGCATACACATTAGGCGTTATGTTTGTAGCGAATGGCGTATATAACGTGGTAACAGAATGGAACAACATCAAGGAGGTCAGTGCAAAAGAGGAGTAACATCCTCTTCTTTTTATGCTTCGCGAAAATTACACGTGCTTATATGAAAAGGAGAACAAAAATTGAAAACACCCGAAAGGGTTGCTGAAGATGGGTTCTGGTGTGATACGAATGTTGGAGGTGAAAACCCTTCCGCCGTTGTAGGAGTTCGTTACTCCCTACAACTCCTTTTCTTTTATGCTTCGCGAAAATTACATGTCGTATTATGAAGAAAAGTTAGCTCAGTTGGGAGAGTGCGTAGGAATATGAGTCATGGGTTCGAATCCCATACTTTTCTTTTTATTTTTTTTGTAACTATTAACAATATTTCAAAGGAGAATGCCATGAAAGAATTAGATACCCAAATTGTACAGTTGACAAGGGATTTATCAGAAATCGATCGCCTCTTAATGAGAAATTATCAGGCTTTAGAAGAGGCTGTTAGCTCAAGATTGAAAGAGCAGTATGCAAACCAAATTAAGATCTACGCAAAACAATACGAGCGTAAATTTGAGTTGGTGAAACTATTAACCGAGTATGCCGTAGCGAACAGTAAGCCAGAAGAAGTTCTTATGTATGCGAAGAATGATAAACAAAATCGTTATGATTGGAAAGCGAGTCCCTATGATAAATACTAAAATTATGAAGGCGATATATTCAGACGATACATTTCTATCCATGATGAGACAAGAAATGATACTGGCATTATTCACATGGTCGCAGGAGGAACTGGCTGCGGGCAATAGATCCAAAGCCTCTAGAATATTCAAAATTTACAATAGACTTAGGGAGGAAATGTATGACCCCAGAAGATTTTAAACAATATATGAAGGATAGAACTGGGTCAACTGATTATGGTATATGTCCACCACCATTGTCAGCACAAGAAGCTTTGGACATCCTCACAACTCATTTTCTTGGAAATGATTGGTGCGTCACAACACCTTGTTGCACTGAGCAAGTTAATACTGAAGCCGTGCATGATATTTTGTGGAGTTATCCGAAGAAACAGAAACTATTTGTTAATCTATTTTATGGAGGTAATAAGGATGCCAATTAGTTATGGGGTCACGCGGGTTATATGTGGAAAGAGCAAAGCCGTTAGAGAAGTTAAAATCAAGAAAGCTAAGGGTTTTGAGGCTAGGTTATTATGTAAGTCGCACGGTCTTGTTTATGGATATGAATTTTACAATTATAAGATTCGAAAAGATAATTTCATCCCATTTGGAGATAATAGCATTTACAGATTCTGAAAAATTCCCGGGTGGGAAATTCTGAGAAATGTTTTTAAAAGGAGGCTCAAATGACAATTTATTGTACAAGGAAAGAAAAGCAACTTATAGAGGATGTCGTTATACAAATAATGATGGATTCATGCGACAACTCACAAAACTGCAAACCGACAGACAATTCATGTTGTGTTCGGCGATTTAAGGCTGATTTAAAATTCAAAATAAAGGAGACTTAGATTATGGCACTTATATGTATACTTTGTGTACTTGGCGGTTTTGTGTTAGGTGTCATATTTACGATAACGTTTAGGTACCCGCCATACTATGGAGTATTAAATGTCATCAAAGATGATGATTGCGACCAGTTGTTTCTTGAGATATCTGAACAAACGAATACTATAACCAAACATAAGCGCATAATGCTTAGTGTTAAAGAAGTAACGCGATAAACACACGCTCTATTATGGAAACTAAAAAATATTTTAGAGAAGGAGATTAATTATGAATAACATCATTTCGCTACTATCGTCGATTGATGGGTCATACAACATAACTCCATCTGAGTAAATATAAGCTTGGTGTGCCGCCTCAATTCTGATGTTTTTATCCGCATCTTCTCCGTAAACCTTAATGGCGGCTTTACGATAGTTTTTGTAAGAGTGCTCAAGCAATGCGTATGCACCATACAAAGATGCCTGGGTTTGCTTATTAATGACATTTGATCCTATGATACATGCCAAAGTAGATCCTCCGACTAATGCTGTTGGAATATAGCATTTCCAGGTCATGGCGACAACGTCAATTTTAGATATTTCAATTGGACCTTTTGTGATATCATGTTTCCTAATTTCGTTACCGTAAATCTTACTAGCTTTTGTAGTAGCCCTAACTGCTAGTACAGTAGTTCCAACAAGACCGATACACGATGCCGCCGTTAATATTGTTGCCGAATTTCGTTGTACCACTTTGATCGTTTTGTAAACCATTTTTTCAATAACATCCATTTTCATTTCTCCTTTGTGTTTTAATAAAGTAAAAAGAAGACGCTTATAAAGCGCCGCCTTCTACTGAGCCATCTTTGTAAATTACTAAAAATCTGTTACGTTTCATAAATGCCAATCTCATGTTATCAAATGCACTAATCTCTTCATAACCGGCTTTTACCGCTTGTTCTTTGATAGTGTCGTTAGACAATTCCGTTCTTCCCATTTTATACATAATAAATTTCCTCCATTTTATAAGTTATAGTTTCTCATATAAGGAGGTGTATTTTTCGCGAAGCTAAAAGAAAGAGCCTAAGCTCCCTCTGTCTTATCAATCTTAAGTGACATACGATCAGCTTTAAATTTAACTTTAACATTGTTGTAGTTTTCTCCATTTGCCACTAGTGCCGACATTGGAATTTCAAATTCCATATCTGCATTAACTGCCTCATAAAGAAAACCTTTCTTCAAAATTGCTGTTATAATTACATCGCTTATTTTCATAATATCCTCCTTTTGTGATTGTTTCATATAATAACATGTATTTTTCGCGCAAATCGATAAAATGTAACCTTAAAAATGACTAAAATCGACTAGACCCCGTATAAAGCATTTAAAGGCCCTTTTAAGCGATTTTACCCCTTTCTGGAAGAACTTATCAAGTCTTAATTTTAAATGTCTCTATGAGGCGTATAATGCGTCAGTTTTTCTGAAAAGTGCTTAAATTCACTGTTTTACGGTATTTTTAAAAGAAAGAGCCTAAGCTCCTTCATTTGTACGTGAATCAAATGCGATTTCCTCTGCATAATCTCTAAGTTCTTTACTTGCTAAAATTGCGACAGCCATGGTTAATAAACCTATGATGGTGCCGCCAAATAATCCTGTCGTAAAACCTAAAAATGTTTTCATAAAAATTCCTCCTTTGATTTAGTTTCATATAAGCACTTGTAATTTTCGCGACATTTTAAAAGAAAGAGCCTAAGCTCAATCTTCCAAAACTGTTAAATACTCGTATTGTGATATTGCTTGATGCATAATAATCTCATTTCTGACTTCTTCGACTTCGTGTGCCAGGATTAACATCCCGATACCAATTCCGAATAAAAGTCCGCAAATTGCTGCTAACATACATATCTTTCTCATATCACCACCTCCATTAATTGTTAGTTTCTCATAATACCACATGTATTTCCCGCGTATGAAAATGAAAAGACGTTGTTTTCAAACGTCCTTCCATGGCAACCTTATTTCTTAGATCTGAATAATCCTGATAATGCTTTTCCAGGGTTGTTGGAAGAAGTGATTGAGAACAGACTTGAACGAGTATTGCAAAATACGGTTGAAGGAGACCATTCATTTGAGGAGGCTATGAGCGCCATCGATCGACAAATCGAGATGTTAAAAGTAGCATCTGTGGATTCTAAGACCGCGGGAGATATCGAAGCAAAAAGCAAAGAAGCAGAGAATGCTTTCATGAAAATGGAAGTTGACATGACTATTGCTGAGCAGGAGATATCCCAACGGAAGAAAGAAGCACGGATCAATTTAACATTAAAGGTTGTGGAGATTGGATGTTTATTAGTAATAGCGCCA